TGCATTTTCACTATCAATAAGAACTACATATATTCCTTGTTCCTGTGCATGCCTGACCAAATTTCCTGAACAGATATATGATTTTCCCGCTCCCGATTCACCTGCAAACACGGTAACTTTACCGAGCGGAACTCCCTTTTTGAAGTCGTTACTGATGCGATAGTTTAATGCATAGTTTCCCGTGCTTACCCAATCTGTTGGGTCATTAAATCCGATGCTAAGACCATCAATTGCCTTAGAAATTCCTTTTCTGAATTTACTGATATCAAACGGCTTAGTTGTCAAATTAATCTCCTATTATCGTGCAATTTGTTTTAGTTTATCGTTATATACTTGTTTTTCAAGCAGTTCCGGACTATTAATAGTCAACTGATCAATTTCATAATCACTTGGAAAGTGGCGCAAAATACCGCGCGCGCGATCACGAATAATGCTTGGAACTCGTGGCGTTTTACCGGGATCGCAGAGTTCTTCTAATAACTTTTTTCCCTGCTTCAATGCGCGGTATCTATCCTCTGATGTTGTCATACGACTTCTCCTGTGTTAAAAAGTGGGGAGGGAAACCCTCCCCACATCTAATTACTTAGATTGGCGAGCGCGGATCATCGCAAGGATGTCCTGTGCTTTATCAGTTGAAGTTGACTTTTCTGGAACCACGATTGGATCAACGTCAAATGGAACATCGTCATCAATTGGTTCAGAGACAGTTGGTGCAGTAGCGGTTGCGCTGGTTTCAGCAGTCGCTGGTTTTTGAGACGCTACTGCACCTTCCGGTGCTGCCAATCCATAAGGACGGTAGTATGCACCCCACTTATCGTTGTCATAAGGGCGACCATCAACGGATGCTTCAAACATTTCCTTGATAATACGAAGTTCTGCATCGCTTGGTTTCTTTGGTAGGAAACTCTTGAGGTCAAACAGACCGTGCGCGTCAATTGCTGCCAATTCTGCTTCTGTTAGCGGGGACTCTTTACGCGCATAGTTGGACGTAGTGTAATCCCCATATCCTCCCTTGGCAGTCTTACGGATAACGAAATCAAGACCACTGACATAATCGGTTGGGAGTTCGCTCATTTCAGGGTCCATCAGGCCAGTTTTAATGATTGGAATGATCTGTGGCGTAATGATAAAGCGGCGAATAGGATTGGCTGGAGCAACATCATCACCAAGTGGATTTACACGAACAAATCCTTGGAACAGATATGTGCGCTTCTTCCAATATTTACCAGCAAGTTCCTTCAATGTGTCATCTTTATACCAAGGACGAACTTCTGCGAGAACTGGACAGTTATCGCCATACATTTCTACGCAAGGAACCTGAACAGTTAAAGGTTTGCTGTTGGAATCACCCTTAATTCCATTGAAGGGCAACTTGATCATTGCTCTTTCTACCCAGAAAAACGAATTTGTTGGATCATTATCTGGAAGAAAACGTAAAGTTGCTGTGGAGCCTTCTGTCATGTTCCAGAAGGGATAAATTGCATTGTCTGATTGTGAGTTGGAACCTTTGTTCTGTCCCTTGTTTTCTGCGGCTGCAATGCGAGCGCGGATTTCTGCTAAGTTTGCCATTTGTTTTTCTCCTTTTAAATGTGCTTTGTTTTGAGCTAAATGTTAGATTTAATGTTTTGCTTTTGGAGCACACTTTATGGTTATATAACAATAACCACTCAGTGTCAAGTATTTAGTTTCGGGATTTACCCAAAATATGTAATTATATTGCGCGATCAGTATCTGAAACGCGCAATATCCAAGATTCTGGTAAGTTCATCATTCTCGGCACTTTCGTTGGCACCAACCAACTTACCAATGTTATTATTTTTGACTTTTTCGGTTGGTCCAAGCTGTCCTACGCGCTTTTGTTCTGGTCCTAAATTTTCTTCAAGTTCTTCTGATCCTGCTTCCGCTTCTGCCTCTTCACGCGAAGAACATGGTCCACCACGATCTACAATGTGACCATTCTTTGCACGGGTCCAGAACCATTCTCCATGACCAAGTTCATCAGCATCTTGCCAGACTTTTATATCATCTGACATTTTCATTGCTGGATCATCCCATCCTTCAGGAATACCAAGAGGATTGTTTGAAGTTAAACTTTCGTTATCTGCTTCCGCAATGTCTTCTTTTGTGGTTTTATTGCCCCAGTTTTTGGCACCCTTTTTGCGACACTGCACTAATGCACCGCTTGCATATGCAGAAGGCCAGACCTTGTAGCGAGATTTGACTTTACGATAACATGCATCCTGCTTTTCGTTAATCATCTCTTCGTTGACTAACTCACCGCCACAATGCGGACATTTTTCTTCACTTTCATTTTTTACACAGTTAGGGTATGTCTTGCCGAACATCTTTTTGTTACCATCCTTATGATAACCCTTCCAGCAATTTTCATCCATATTTTGCACATTCTCATGGGTTTCGCACATGCCGCAATCGGGACATGTCATTTCCATTTCTACACTTTCATTATGTTTTTTACGCCCCTTGCAATGCGCTTTTTGACTAAATCCTTTTGGATGTGAACAGTCAATGCTGCTCTTATATTTTTGGCTCCACTTTTCAGCCAATAGATTTTCATCTAACGATTCATCGGCTTTCTTTTTCTTAGTGGCAACATTTATTGCCTTGCCATGGCGGTCTGGGTTTGGGTCTTCTTTGCGTTTGCGAGTGGCTGCACTTGCTCTGCCTTTTTTGCCCAATGCTTGCGCCTTTTTCTGTGGGAGACACTTTGGTTTGCCCTCACTATCACTTCCTCTGGCACATGGACCCTTTATTTTCCCATTTGGACCGAATCTAACCCATTTTTCTTTAAACCACTTGTGGAGATTTTCTTCCAATTCAGTTGTTTCATTTACATCGTGAGGGTTTTCAAGAGTAGAAACGTGATGACGAGTTACGTTTCCATCTTTATCTTTAATTGAATATGACTCACCGTTATTATGTTTTTTAACAACTGTTCCATGCAGTCCAGCATGATCACCATTTATGACTTTAGTATTATCACCGGGACTAAGTTCAAATTCCCAGTTTTTAAATTCTTCGTCTATTTCAGTAGCTTCATACATGGTGTCATCTACTTTTTTCATAGCAGATGTTACCCCTGTTCTTCTTCTCGCGGCCTTTTTTTCCAAGTCAGACGCTTGACTGGCATACTTATTTTTGGCAGTATATGAAGTTAATTTTTTTGCTCTTTTTCTCAAATCTTCAGACTTATCAACTTTTGCTTTGTAATCGTCCGCAGCAGCCTGAATATATGGGTCTTCCGATTTTAATTCATCAAGTTCCATTGTTTCATTTACTAGAGCATCTGCCCAATCGGCAAGTTCATTTATTTCTCTTGCTTCTGATACGTTCTTGTGCAGGCGGGAAAGTATTGGCATTACCGATTCAATGCGTGGATCAAGACTTGAGCTTTTAAACATCTCACTGATGTCTACCGAACCGTCATCTTCCATTAAGGTTGGCGTCCATGATTCAAAATACATGTTATAACCGCGATGGCCAGTGAGTTTGTTAAGATTTTCACGTAAACCATTATAATGGTTGATGCCTTCGTTTACGAGGGTTTGAACAGATTCGTTAAACTGTTTATTCTTGGTAGCACGAACAAATCCAGCCATTTTGCTATATTCTTCGCAGAGACCTTTAATATGGTTCCAGCGTTCATCGTTAGGAACGCCACCTTCTGCAATGTGGCGAGCATATACGCGAGCCAGACCGGGGCGAGTAGTGGGAGCCAAGAAACGTTCCCCATCTACGTTTTCAAGATAGATTTTGGCAACGTTGCGATAACGCTGTTCGCCTTCTTCAAGAGCACGGTTATGTTGCAAGACAATCTTTACATTAGGAACAGCATCGTTGTATGATGCTTTTTTACCCATTGAGTAATATCCCTCTTCCACCTTTTCTTTACCGTAATTTTTGCAACCCTTTATATGGGGAATGGAAGATTTGGCTAAAGAATCACAGCAGTCTCGCATGCCTTTTCCGTATTTGCCTTCGCCTAATTTCTTTTTCATCTTGTAATATTCTCGCTGTTTCATATCGTCACCAAGACGGTCTTTGTTTGACAATTCAAAACTCATCTGTTTACGCTGTGCCCACTGTTTTAAAAGTTTAAGAAAACCCGTCCATGTATCATCATAGTCAAGCCCCGGTGTTTCTACATCAGGACTATCTTCTTGTTCTTCATCATAATACACGATCAGTGTTTGGGCATCATCAATGCTTACCCAAACTTTACCATAATCTTCGTCATTTTTGATAAAATTAAATTCAATAACGTCCGCATCTTGCGAAGCATTGACGCGCTGATTTTTGTAGTTAAGGGGTGTAGGTTTATAACCTCTTACTTTGAGAAGGTCATATAACTTATGATTGAATGAGGAGTTGTCAATGTTTGCCATAGGACTATTTATGCTTACGGTGATAAATATAATTGTAGTTCACGAGATTGCAGTCCCTAACTACTCTAACGCTATCGAGGAGCATCAGCTATGACTATTTATTCACCTAACAGCCATCGTAAAATCTACATAGAGCATTATGGTCCCATTCCTAAAGATGAGGATGGTCGCACTTATGAAATACACCACATTGATGGAGATCATTCTAACAACGATCCAGCTAACCTAAAATGCGTATCAATACAAGAGCATTATGATATTCATTATTACCAAGGTGACTGGGGTGCTTGTTTTGCAATGGCAAAACGAATGGAGTTATCACCTGAAGAAACGGCAGAGTTATCCAGAAAATGTCAAAATAAGTTAGTCAAAGCCGGAACTCATCATTGGTTAGGACCTGATTTCAACCTGAGGCGAATAGCAGCAGGCACTCACCCGTTCGGAGACCTAGAATGGCAGAATAAAAAAGCCAAAGAGTTAGTAAAGAATGGTAAGCACAATTTTTTGGGAGGAAAGATACAAAGCCGAAACAATAAGAAACGATTAGCTAATGGAACCCACCCATCACAGATTATGATGACATGTCCGTATTGCGAAAAAACAATGGGTAGCAATAATTATGCGAAATATCACGGAGATAAGTGTCTATCACGACCAGAAAACGCCAATGTCGTTCGCACTAATAATCCCACTTACCCAGAATGGAAATGTGAGTGTTGCGATAAGGAAGGCAAAGGCATACACAATTATAGACGATGGCACGGAGATAATTGTAAACTAACCGAGAACCGCAAAAAAAGGTAAGGGCAGTACAATTTCGTCATGGTCTCTGATTTGTGCTTCAAGATCACCGTGATAATCTGCCAATAAAGTCATGATTCTAACCGCCAATAAAGAAGACATCACAAGGTCATCGTGTTCTCCCACTTTTGCTGCATAACTTCCACCGTGTGCCACAAACGTCTTAAGTTCACTGATCAACGGTCTACTGTATATCTTCATTCTTTTTGATTCAAGAAGTGTCTTAAACTTTGCACATGCAGAAAGTTTTACCTTGTTAGTAGTATTAAAACCTCTACGTTTTTTACCCGGCTCACTCATGAATATACCCGGAATATTTGATTCACCATATTCATTTAATGAAATAATAGCAGCTTCACCAATTGAATTGTTTTCTATAGAATAATAGACGTTATTTGGCTCGTTTGTTATGTCTACAATGTATTTTGTAATCTGTGCGAGCAATTTTATCTGATTTGGAATATCAGTTTTGTTGTGTTTCCACTCACCAATCTGAGTGGTGGTAGATGCTTCAAATATTTGAATTGCTGCTGGGTCTCCGCCCGTCCCTAACGAAGGATCAAGGGCAGCAACATATAACATTCCCTTCTTCGGTTTTTGATACCAACGAACCTGCCCCATACGAGAAACTGGTTCAATTCCAGAAAGATCAATAAGCGTGTTTGGGTTAATCAGGGTTTCATCTGCGATGATGAATTCTGTTAAAATTTCGCGACGGAAACGGTCTTCACCAAGTTTTGCTCGCATTTCTGCTTCATATTCAGGGCCGCGTTCTGGATGCTCATCCCATGTTGATTTAAATGCTTTAAAACCATTGAAACCAACATCTGTGGTATTACCAAACTCATCTTCTGTTTTGTTTGCACCTTTCCAAATAAGAGCGAACTGATCTTCGTCTGAGTTTGGTGTAGATGTAATAATACATTTACCGCCAGTTGACAAGGTAGGAGTAATAGAAGTCCAGAACTCAGTGGCGATAGATGGTCTAACGAACGCAAATTCGTCCATATACAACAAGGAGATAGACATACCACGACCTGTATTTTCAGTTGTAGTAGCAGAAACAATACGAGAACCATTCTCAAAATCAATAGAACCCTTGTTATAGGTTGTCACGCCTGCTTTGATATGGTCTGGACAATTTTCATAGGCATACCGAATACGAGTCATGATTTCCTGTGCGCCTGCATATTTGTGTGCTGCGATCAGAACGGTTGAATCAGGAATGAACATTGCATACCACAACAGGTATCCTGCTGCTGAGGTGCTTTTGCCGGTCTGGCGCGGCATCAGTGATATACTGGAACGATATGTGTGATATACTTCTATAAGTCTTTTCTGAAAATCCCATGGGCGATAGTGCATAGCGCCTTTTGTAGGGTGCTGAATCATGAAGAAGTTTGACATGAAATATAGATATCCGTTTACTGGATCGCAGCATTTCAGGAACTCTTGCAGTTCTTTGTCGTTTTTAAATACCGTTTTCTGGTATGGTGTTTTTATGAGAGAAGGTGTATTTGCCATAGTATAATTATTTAGTTTTGTGTGTTACTTTTTTGAGAAAGGGTCTTCGCCTGTCAAATGCGGTTTAGCAAACATCACTTTAAACCATTCAGGATCACCCGGTTTTATGTTGTTTTCGCGCATATATTGTTGTTTCTTGGCGTTCAGTGCGGTATCAATTTCTGCTGTAGTTTCACCAGTAATCTTTCCCCCACCACTAAGCCGTTTCAATTCATCAAGTGACATGTCTTTTTCAGGCAGTGGCTTAAGATTACGCATATTTTGGTGTGCGTTCATCAGTTTAGCTTGTTGAAATGGATCAAACATCATACGTAACTCGCCTGAACGTATGTATTCGCGGCGGTGCCATCTACACAAGAGTAAGTAAGAATTACTGCTTGATTGGCACCATACAATGCGCCGGGACCATGACCAGTAATAGTCGTGGTGCCAGTGGTGCTATTATTAGCATCAGATACGCCCATCGCAATGTTTCTACCATTGCCGCCCATTCTAACGATTAGCTTAACTATTGATCCTGCGGTAAAGTTAGCAAGTGTAACTGTAGTATCACCAGTAGGAACATACCATAATACTATACTATCAGAATTAAAATTAATAGTTTGTGTAGTTCCACCAGTTACTGATCTTACACCACCATCATTGAATGCAATTCTCGGAGTAGTTATTACTCCATTCGCAGAGATATTTAGATTGCTGGTTGTTGTATTTCCGGTTACTGTCGCATTTCCAGTAACTGCAAGTGTGCCAACGTTAGCAATACCCACTGTAGTTAAATTACCCCCAGTGATGTTACTGGTTGCAACTATTAAACCAGAAGTTCCAAGATTTCCGACATTTGCATTTCCAGTAACCGCAAGTGAAGTTAAGTTACCTACCGATGTGATATTTGGCTGCGCATTGGTTGTAACTGTTCCTGCTGTCGTTGCAGAGGTGGCACTTGATGCTGTTCCCGCGCTTGAGGCATATGTTGCGTTAGCCACAATACCAATAACATTTGCTCCTGTTACTGAGTTTGCGACACTGGCGTAAGTGGAATTGAATGCATTCAGTGCATTTGGAACATTCCCAGTAACATTTGCACCAGCAACCGTATTTGCGGTTGCTGCGAGAGTTGCAAATCCAGCACTTGTTGCGTAGGTTGCATTTGCTACCG